GCGGTAAGCAAACTGTTCCAGTACCTCCCAGACCTTTCCCTGGTAAGCGAGTATCGTGAACCATTTCTTGGTGGTGGTTCTGTTGCCATCGAGATTGGTAAACGTTATCCAAAACTAGACATCTGGGTGAATGATCTGTATGAACCACTCTATAACTTCTGGAGAGAACTCCAGGAGAATGGTAGAGAGATGCGTGATCAGTTGGTACAACTGAAGCAACGTTATTGTGAACCAGTATCAGCTAAAGTATTATTCCAACAAGCGAAAGGAAAAGTAAACGATGATCAGACATCCAATTTATCTCGTGCTGTTGCTTTTTACGTTGTTAACAAGTGCTCTTTTTCTGGTCTCACTGAATCCAGTTCCTTCTCAAAGCAGGCTTCAGAGAGCAATTTCTCAATGCGAGGCATTGATAAACTCCCAGACTATTCGTTGATGATTAAGAACTGGAAAATTACTAACTTATCTTATGAAGAGCTCTTCACCGACAATCGAGATACCTTCATCTATCTCGACCCCCCATATGATATTAGAGATAACCTCTATGGACGGCGGGGGAATATGCACAAGTCCTTCTGTCATGATACCTTTGCTAGTGACTGTGATCGCTTCATCTGTCCTCAACTTGTATCTTACAATTCGTCTCAACTGGTCAAAGATCGGTTCCAAGGGTGGACAGTAGGAGAATTTGCACACACTTATACCATGAGGAGCGTGGGGAGTTATAATACAGATCAAGCAGCTCGCAAGGAACTAGTCCTTACTAATTATGAAGTGTGAAGTCACCCTATTCGTAGCAGGCACCGTCTTTAAAGAAGAGGTGATTGCCCGTAACTATTCAGAAGCAAGAGAAGTTGCTCTTGCTCGCAATCCAAATGCAAAAGTGATGAGTGTTACTGCTAAATTATGAGTTATAAACTTACTGATTATTTGTATTCAATTAATCAGTCGAAGAAAAATATACTGCATGGAGATAAGGAAGCTGTAAAAGGTTATCCTCCCTTCATTATTAATAAGTGCATGTCACATCATATTGATTCGATATTGTACGCCAATGAAATGAATATGCATCCTGAATTAGATAAGCAGATGCAATATGATTTTTTTATAAATAGTTTGAAACCTAGGAAGCGTTTCGCTCCTTGGGCGAAGAAGGAAACTCTTGAGCATCTTGACTTGGTGAAGCAATATTATGGATATAACCATAACAAAGCACTTGCCGCTTTAAGAATTCTCACGAATTCTGATCTTGAAACAATAGCAAAACTATTAGATACAGGCGGAACAAGATGAGCACTGAAATTGAAGTACAATGGCAACCTTCTGATATGGTAGAAGTTAGTCTGTCTGAACCAGACGATTTTCTGAAGGTTCGTGAGACGCTAACCCGTATTGGTGTTGCTTCAAGAAAAGAACGCAAGCTATATCAATCATGTCATATTCTACACAAGCAGGGTAGATATTATATCGTCCACTTTAAAGAGTTGTTTGCATTAGATGGCAAAAAAACAAACTTTACTGTCAACGATGTTCAACGAAGGAATCGTATTACCCAACTGTTGTCAGACTGGGGTCTCGTATCTGTAGTCGAAGCAGAACGTATTGAAGACATTGCTCCTCTCAATCAAATTAAGGTGCTATCATTTAAAGATAAAGACGATTGGATCCTAGAGTCCAAATACAATATCGGTCGTAAGAAGACTGAAGTATAATCCGAATTCAAAGGTAGGGTTTTACCACTCTACCTTTTTTTGTGTCTTGGTTAAATAGTATTGGATGCCTTCGGGGTCCACACAAAACACTCGCTAATAAAGGAGTTACTAATGGATAAGTTTGCATGGGATTCATATTCCCCACACTTTGTAGGGCTCGATGATATCTTTCATCGTCTAGATAGTATGTCAAATCATAATACAAACTACCCCCCTTACAATTTAATCAAGCATGACACCAGTAAGTATACTATTGAAATCGCTCTGGCTGGATTTAAACCAGAAGAGATTGAAGTATCTACAGAATCAAACATTCTCAAAGTTGCCACGAAAAATACAAGAAGAGATCCTGATGTCCAGTATCTCCACCGTGGAGTATCAAAGCGTTCCTTTATTAATACGTGGCAACTCGCAGACGATGTTAAAATTGGAGAGGTTACGTTCCTAGATGGTCTATTGGTTGTTCACTTAAACAAATATATTCCAGAGCATCAAAGAAAAATTGTTTATGACATTGCTGGTATTAAAGAGTTATTGTTAGAATGAAATCATTAATTATTCACTTGGTAGCCTTCTGGAATGTTGCTGTGGTAAATTGCGTCCAACCAGTCAACTGGCAGTATTGTTATCGAGTGGATCAATGGTTGATACCTGAAATGATACAAGGATACAAACTTTGGTCTGGTCAAACTAAACCATATCAAAACGAAAAAGAATATCTCATTACTAAATAAAGACATATCGTCGCCGCACGGGGGGTAACTGGCAAAATCCAGTTGACACCCCCCTTTTTTTGTGTTAAAATAAAGCAGTTCAATACTTTTCTATTATGGCAAACGCAATCGTAGTCCTGTCTGGTTCACACGAACGTCTTATTTGTGACCTTCAGGAAGTACGTGAAGGAGATGACAAAGAGGGTAAGCCTATTTGTCTCATCATGATTCGACCCTACACTTTGAACCTAGAACCAGGGTCTAACCCAGGCAACCAAGAAGTGCAAGTTCGATTCAATAAGTGGCTTCCATTCTCTATTGATACACAATTTAAAATTCCATTTTCTTCAGTGACATGTGTTGGAGCAGTGGATCCTGGTTTGGAAGAAGCTTATACAAGAACTGTAGAGCAAGCAGTAGCACAAGAACAAGCACAGGTGGAAGCGATGGCAGCAGCTGCTGACACTGGATTTGTTCCAGCAGTTGAGGAGGTAACTGATGCTGAAGCTCCTGCGGTTTGAGAGTCGCTGGATAGTCAGCGAAGTTGAAGAGATTCCTGGTGTTGAGTTCGGGGATCCCGATTGTGTGCTAAAATACCCCTGTGAGGTAACGGAAGATGGTCTCACCACCTTCCCACCTTTTTCCGATGACCGTGAGTTGGCGGTCAGGTCTTCAGACATCACTTTGATTGCTGAACCTGATAGCAAAACCGCATCGCTTTTTTACGAAACAAAATCTGAATGAAGTTTTACACCAGTGTTGAGCAAACAGGCAATACGATCCTAGTCCGTGGCTATGACCATGGTCTGCCTTTTGAGGATCGTGTCAAGTTTAATCCTACACTGTTTCTTCCTTCTAGAGTGAAGGAAGAATGGAAAACACTTGACGGTCGAAGTGTGCGCCCTGTGCAACAGGGTTCTATCGTGGATGCAAAATCCTTTATGGAAGCACATCGAGACCTAGAAGACTATGAAATCTGTGGTCAAACTCGTTTCCTTAATCAGTACATCTTTGAGACGTACCCTGATGAGGACATGAAGTTTGATATGAATCAGATTCGTATCTTTACTCTTGATATTGAGACGGGTGCCGAGAATGGTTTCCCTGACATCGAGTCTGCTGACCAGGAGATCCTTCTGATTAGTATCAAAGACTCTACAACGGGCAAGATCACAGTGTATGGTTCACGTCCCTTCATGAACACAGAGAAGGACGTGCAATACCTACAGTTCCAGACCGAGGAAGGTCTGCTGAAAGGATTCCTTCATGACTGGCAGGCAAACTGCCCTGATGTGATCACTGGATGGAACGTACAACTGTTCGATATGCCGTATATCATCCGCCGTATAGAGCGTATCCTTGGTGAGAAAGAAGCAAAGCTTCTCTCGCCTTGGAAGAACATCTATCCACGTAGGATCTTTATCAAGGGTCGTGAGCAACTTGCTTATGACATCACTGGTGTAGCAACACTAGACTATCTTGAGTTGTATCGTAAGTTTACTTACACCAACCAAGAGTCTTATCGTCTAGATCATATTGCATTCGTAGAACTAGGTCAGAAGAAACTAGACCACAGTGAATATGACACCTTCAAAGAGTTCTATACAAAAGACTGGCAGAAGTTTGTAGAGTACAACATCATTGACGTTCGCCTGGTTGACAGGTTGGATGACAAGATGAAACTACTAGAACTAGCTGTCACCATGGCATATGATGCCAAAGTAAATTTTGAGGATGTGTATTCACAGGTCCGTATGTGGGATAATATCATCTATGTGTATCTTGCACGTCAGAAGATTGCTATTCCACCTAAACGTAAATCACAAAAGGATGCAAAGTATGCTGGAGCGTATGTTAAGGAACCTATTCCAGGGATCTATGACTGGGTTGTCTCTTTTGACCTCAACTCCCTATACCCTCACCTCATTATGCAGTACAATCTCTCGCCAGAGACGCTGCTACCTACCCGTCACCCTAGCGCAAACGTCGAGAAACTACTTGCCAAGGAAATAGACACAAGATCCCTGGAGGGCGTCACAGTGTGTCCTAATGGCACCTATTATGACACAAAAACCCAGGGTTTCTTACCCAAGCTGATGGAGAAGATCTATCAGGAACGAACCATCTATAAAAAGAAGATGCTTACTGCCAAGCAGCAGTATGAGAAGACACCTACTGTCGAATTACAGAAAGAAATTTCTCGCTGTAACAACATTCAGATGGCAAGGAAGATCCAACTCAACTCTGCTTATGGTGCTATTGGTAACGAACACTTTCGATACTTTCGATTAGAGATTGCCGAAGCAATTACTTTGTCTGGTCAGTTGTCTATTCGTTGGATCAGTGACAAGACTAACAAATACTTAAACAATATTCTGAAGACAAATGACATTGATTACGTTATTGCTTGCGACACCGATTCTATGTATCTTAACCTCGGTCCTTTGGTGCAGGAGGTATTCAAGGGACGAGAGGCAAATGATGAAGTCATTGTTGGGTTCCTTAACAAGGTGTGTGAGGTGGAATTTGAGAAGTTTATTGAAAGTTCTTACCAAGAACTCTCCACTTATGTTCGGGCATACGCGCAGAAGATGAAGATGAAGCGGGAGAACATCGCTTCCAAGGGCATCTGGACCGCCAAGAAACGATATATCCTCAACGTCTGGGACAGTGAGGGTGTTCGTTACAATGAACCAAAGATGAAGATCTGTGGTATGGAAACGGCACGTTCATCCACCCCTGCATTCTTCCGTGATAAACTTAAGAAAGCTTATACCATCATTATCAATGGTGACAATGATGATGTGATTAAATTCATTGATGAAGTAAGAGAAGAGACAAAAAACCAAGAGTATCAGGATATTGCTTTCCCTCGTGGTTGTAATAATCTCTCCAAGTATCAGTCAAGAACTGATATCTATTCTAAAGGTACACCTATTCACGTTAGGGGTGCTCTTCTGTATAATTTTTACGTGAAAAAACACAAGATTCAAAATAAACATGCGTTGATACAAGAGGGTGAGAAGATTAAGTTCTTATATTTGAGAACTCCCAATCCAATCATGGAGAATACCATCTCCTTCATGGGTAGAATACCCACAGAGTTCAATATCGAAAAGTATATCGATCATAAGATGCAGTTTGAGAAATCATTCTATGAACCTCTCAAGAATGTGCTAAACTGTATTGGCTGGGACTCCGAGAAAACTATTTCACTACTATCATTTCTTTAATTATGGACTTCTTATCTTCTATCCTCAAGGACACCAAGAATGAGTTTGCTTCTCGTGCATCTGATGGCATTGCTGCTGGTGACGTTGAAACTTTTGTTGATACTGGCAGTTATATCTTTAATGCCCTGGTTAGTGGCAGCATTTTTGGAGGTATTCCCTCCAATAAGATCACTGCTCTTGCAGGAGAATCAGGGACTGGAAAGACTTTCTTTTGCCTTTCTGTCGTTCGTAATTTCCTTGATCTTGATCCTGACGCTGGCGTCTTATATTTTGAAACCGAGTCTGCCATTAGTAAGCAGATGATTGAGTGTCGTGGCATCGACTCTAAACGTCTGGTAATCTTCCCTGTTAATACAGTGGAGGAGTTCAGGACCCAGGCAGTCAGGATCATTGACAAATATATGGAAACACCTAAAGATGAACGCAAACCTCTCATGTTTGTGTTAGACTCTCTGGGTATGCTAGCCACCAACAAAGAAGTGCAAGATGCTGCGGACGACAAACAAGTTCGTGACATGACAAAATCTCAATTGATTAAGTCTTGTTTCAGAATTCTTACATTAAAACTTGGCAAAGCTAACATACCTATGTTAGTTACTAATCACACCTATGATGTCATCGGTTCTTATGTCCCTACAAAAGAAATGGGAGGAGGTAGTGGTCTCAAATATTCCGCCTCTACAATCGTTTATCTCGGAAAGAAAAAGGAGAAAGATGGAACGACTCTCGTCGGAAACATTATCAAATGCGAGGCTAAAAAGTCTCGTCTGACAAGAGAAGGTTCCAAGATTGAAACAAGATTGTTCTTTGATGAGCGTGGACTAGAAAAATATTATGGATTGCTTGAACTTGGTGAGGCAGGGGGTTTGTGGAAGAATGTTGCTGGTCGATACGAAATGGATGGTAAGAAAGTCTATGCAAAGGCAATCTTGAAAGATCCCGAGCAGTATTTCACACCCGAAGTTCTTGCCAAACTAGATAAACAGGCGCAGAAGACGTTCTTGTATGGAGCAGACGATGACGGAGAAGCTTGAACATTCTGTATTAAGAAACCTGCTTTGTAATGAAGAGTATTTTCGTAAGGTAGTCCCCTTTATTAAAGGTGAATACTTTCAGGAACCATCAGAGCGAGTTCTCTTTGAGGAGATTCAAGATTTCTCTAACAAGTATGACAAGTATCCGACTAAAGAAGTCTTAATCATTAATCTAACTCAAAGGAATGATCTTACTGAAGAAACTTACACGCAAACTGTATCGTATATTAATTCGCTTGGTACAGAGTTTATCGAGACGAAGTGGTTGGTCGATGCGACGGAGAAATGGTGTCAGGAGAGGGCAGTATACAACGCCCTCCTCGAATCTATCAAAATCGCAGAGGGATCGGGTGAACAGGAAGTATCAAAGGATGCGATCCCAAGTATCCTACAGCAGGCTCTCGCAGTATCGTTTGATGAACACATCGGACACGACTACATTCAAAATGTAGACGAAAGATATGACTATTATCACCTTGAAGAGCATAAGATTCCCTTTGATATCGACAAGTTGAATCTAATCACCAAGGGTGGTATTCCTAACAAGACACTTAACGTTGCTCTTGCTGGTACAGGTGTGGGTAAGTCACTATTCATGTGTCATATGGCAGCAGCATGTCTTTCTATTGGATATAATGTTCTCTACATCACACTAGAGATGGCAGAAGAAAAGATTGCTGAACGTATCGATGCTAATCTTTTGAATGTTAATATCCAAGAGATTGGTGAGATGCCTGAAGCTATATTCAAAAGTAGAGTCAATGAGATTGGTAGGAAGTCTCAAGGTAAATTGATTATCAAAGAGTATCCTACTGCTGCAGCACACTCTGGACACTTCAAGTCATTGTTGAGTGATCTCTCACTTAAGAAAGACTTCAGACCTAACATAATCTTTGTTGATTATCTAAACATCTGAGCTTCATCACGATACAAAGGACACATTGTTAACTCTTACACCTATGTCAAAGCGATTGCGGAAGAGTTACGAGGTCTGGCGGTCGAACATGACCTACCTGTTGTCACTGCTACTCAAACTACTAGGAGTGGTTTTGGTAATAGTGATGTTGACCTTACAGATACTAGTGAATCTTTTGGTCTTCCCGCTACTGCCGATCTTATGCTTGCTCTCATATCTACTGAAGAGTTAGAGCAGTCAGGTCGTATCATGATCAAGCAACTCAAGAACAGATATAACGATGCTGCCTATTACAGACGCTTCACTGTAGGCATTGACAGATCAAAAATGAAGCTGTATAATGTCGATGACTCTGAAGGTGATATCTTATCTTCTGATGCTCCCGAAGAAGAGACCATGGACCGCCTAGATGATATCTCTGACAGGCAATCTAGACTAGACAAATTTTCCCAATTCGTAATTTAAACATGACCATTCAATTTGAACGCTATGAAGAATTTGTGGCAGCAGTTACTTCAGAGTGCTCTACAAATTTCGTTGACTTTGCTGATCGTATTGGTGCTCTTGATAGACAAGGTGCCAATATTGAGAGACTTCTTACTGCTGGGGTTGGAATTAATGCTGAAGGGGGTGAGTTCCTGGAGATCATTAAGAAAATGGTCTTCCAAGGAAAACCGTGGAACGAAGATAATCGTGAGCATCTCATTATTGAGTTGGGTGACGTTATGTGGTATGTTGCTCAAGCTACAATGGCACTTGATATTTCCTTCGATGAGGTGATTGAAACTAACGTCAACAAACTCAAGAAGCGTTACCCTGGTGGTGAGTTTAACGTTCATAATTCAGAAGTTCGTGCAGCAGGTGATCGTTAAAATATTATAAAGAACCCTCCATTTGTGAGGATTTCGTGATAATATAGATATGTCAGCAACAAACTGCCAATGATCAACCTGCATGAAAAATTTAATCACTACCTCCATACTAATAAGACACCTGATTGTGGAAATATTAACGATAGCTTGATTGGGTATGGTTGGCGTGATGATGGTAAAAAGATTGTAGGATACTATCTCTTGACCAAACGACATAGGCATCATTACACCTTGACTCACGAGTATGTTGGTAAAGAATCTAACTAACTTTATACCTCCTCTAAATATTAGGGGAGGTTTTTTCGTATGAAGTTAGCAGATCTCTGCCGTAATGGCAAAGAATATGACATGCGTATCACCAAGATGATCAAGAAGGTTGCTTCTGGTGGTCGGTTTTTGCTTGATGATAGCATGGGTGATGTTGAAGTTTATGACGTTACAGTCACTTTCAAAGATGGAAGTGCGTCTTCGTATGATGCTGCACATTTACAGGATACTGCTATACAAAGGTATCTGCGGCAGGACATTTTGTCGCTAGCAAACAATGGTGGTTTTCGTGGCAAGGGAAACATTGAAGTGACTGGTGCTGTTAGCCATACACCACACGTTGCTACCTTTGACTTCCAAGATTTAGTAAAGACAGCAGAATTTGGTGGTCAAGGTAAGAAGGGTGGTAAAACAAATAAAGGTAATGACTATGAAAAAGATCTCTTCACTAGTTGCGAGCACTACTTTGAAGAGGGTGGTCCTTACCCAGAGCATGCAAAACAAATCATTGAGAAGATAACTAAAGCAACAAGACTTACATACAAGGGTGCTAAACACGCTGGTGGTGACAATAGTTCTAGACCATTGCGGATGAGAAATACTAATGACATATACATCTCTGCGGGTGGTTCTAGTTCACTGGATATGGGTAAAACCCTGACTGATATTACATTGTTATTCGGACCAGCAAACGGTAAAGTAACTAAAGAAATTTATTTGTCAGTTAAGATGGGAGACACGCTGTCTTTCTTTAACTGTGGTGTTAGAGGTGGTGGCAAGGAAAATTTGTCATTGTTTCCAACTAGTGCTTTTAAAACGGGAGTGATACCACCAGCTGGTATGACATATTTAAATATGTTTGGTATCAATCCTGAAGATTTTAAGACAGTGTTCCAAGATTATGTTGGTAAAGATGCTACTAGAACAACAGTAAATAACCATCGTAGAAAAGTAACTTTAAATACTGCTGGTGTGAGAGCATTGAAAAGACTCATTGCATCTGGTGTAGGTTATGGATATTGGATGGTCCATTACACTGGTACAGATGTACATTGCTATGAAGTTGATAAGAGATACATGGCAAATTCTTCTGCTTTGACTGGTAATGAGATTGAGATTCACTATGGTGGTGTCAACGGCAAAGGAAAGCGAGTTGATATCCTATTTGAAACAAAGAACTATGAGTTCAAATTTAATATCAGATCAAAGAGTGGAGGAGAGACATTCCCAACACACACTAACGGGGATTACTATAAGAAGTAATGGCAAATATTAAGCAATTAAAACATCTAGAACACATAGAAGATGAAATGCTAAACTATGGTACAGAAGGATGTACTGCAGCAGTTGCTTTCCTGAAGGAACTTCGTAAGATGTTGGGTCACCAGGAGTCTCAAGGTTTCATGCAAACCAAGTGGGATGGTGCTCCATCAGTCATCTGTGGTGTGCATCCATACACGAAAAGATTTTTTGTTGGCACTAAATCTGTGTTCAACAAAACAGAACCAAAACTATGCTTCTTACCTGGTGATGTAGACACATATTATTCAGGTGATTTGGCAGAGAAACTTAAGTTCTCTCTAGAATACTTTAGTAAACTAGGTATCGATGGAGTCGTGCAAGGCGACCTCATGTTTACTAACAGCACATTGAAAACAGAGACAGTTAATGGTGAGAGACTGTACACATTCAGACCTAACACTATTACCTATGGCATTCCAGTAGATCACCCTATCGGCAAAGCAGCAGGTAGAGCAAAGATTGGTGTAGTATTCCACACTCATTACACTGGTGATGACCTTGCAGACATGCAAGCTCTTGCAGGTGCTGATGTCACTGGTTCTTCTGATGCATTGGTCATTAAAAATGACACACCAATGGATCAAGTTGGTTTTAGTCAAACAGAATTACAACGCTTTGATAGACATGTACAAAAAATCGAACGCATGTGTTCTATTGCTGGTAAGTTTCTTGACAATCTTGTTTCCAATATGGGTAGCACTGGGGATAAAAAATTCCACATCTCTACCTACATCAAACAGTTCTTCAATTCAGAAGTTAGAGCTGGGACGCAGATTACGAACGTGGACGAGACGGTCCATGCCCTGGTGAACTTCTACGATGAGAAGATGCAGAAGGAGTTGGGGAAGATCAAGACAGTTGCTAATAGAACCAAGAAATGTGCGCTAGTATATGAGAGTGAAAACTATCTCCTAGATAATGTCTATAACTTTAAGACTATGATTTCTCTTTATAAAGAGATTCAAGATTTAAAACAATTGGTTATAGATAAACTGGACCACCTAGAAGAGTTCCGAACCTATGTCCAGACAGAGAATGGATATAAGGTGACGACACCTGAAGGATATGTTCTTCATAAAGATGGTAGTATGATTAAATTTGTTAATAGATTTGAGTTTGCATTCAATAACTTCACTCTACAAAAACAATGGCGTTAAATTGTAAGACCTGCTACTTTACGTTTGGCAGATTCCAACCACCTACTACGGGACATAAAGAAAACTTTGATGGAGTGAAACGTGCATCGGGACGACATGATTATCGCATTTATATTTCTCAATCCCACGACACTAAAGGAAAGAATCCCCTCCCACCTCATCGTAAACTATTCTACATGGAGAAGATGTTCCCAGAGCATAAGGGTAAAATCTTTTCGGGTCCTAAACAACCCGTGGAGATCTTACAGGAGCTTATGATGGATGGGTATAATGAAGCAGTGTTTCTTGTAGGATCTGATAGGGTATCAGCCATGTCATTCCTCCATAAATATAACGGCACGGAGTTTTCTTTTAGAAAACTAGAAATTAAATCTTCAGGCAGCAGAGATGCTGATGGAGATACCTTTGCTATTTCTGGAACAAAGATGAGACGTGCTGCTTTTGCTGCCGACTTCAAAACATTTAGGTCTGGTATACCCAGAGCACTGAATGATAAAGATTGTATGGCAATGATGATGGAAATTAAAGGAGCACTCCCCGCTAATTTTAAATGAAAGACTTCAAAAAATTGAGAGAGCAAGCAGTTCGTCAACAGCATAGACAAACTGATACATTTGCTGAAGGTGATATTGTTATGAATGCATTGACTGGACAGAAAGGTAGTATACATAGGTCTGGAGTCAACTATGTCATTGCAATCACCGAGTCTGGTGAGATGTTTAGAGCATGGGTGAAAGATATCCGCGCCGTACAAGTAATTGATACCATAAATAAAGACAGGAAAAGTAGTATTTTCAATAATGGAAAGACAGAAACCAGTCAATAGTGTGCAGCATAATGATGCCTATTCCCAGGCACTTATCAATTCGTATTCCAAGTGGATGGGTGGAGATGGATTCCAACAGTCTACTATCAGTGAAGAGTCTGCTACCATCCCCGCACCAGAGAAGAAAGATCTAGGAGCTCCTGGTCCTGCTGGTGGTACTGATGCATCCACTTCTATCCCTGACCTTTCTGGTAAGGAAAAGAAAGAGGATGACTTCTCGACTAAAGATCCTAAAACAAACGCTGCTCCTCCTGATCCTGCTGCTAACCTGCGTACAGGTCAAGGCATGAAGTATTCTGTTGGAGCAGAGATCAGAGATACTACAAAGGTTGTTGCTCGTGAAGAGACTGAAGACCTAGAAGAGAAGAATGGTCTCTATGCCAACATCCATGCTAAAAAGAAGCGTGGTGAAGCACCTGCAAAGAAAGGTAGTAAGGACTATCCTGCTGCTGATGCCTTTACTAAATCTGCAAAGACTGCCAAGAAAGAGTCACTCTCTTTTGAACTAGGTGGTGAGACATACATCTTTGAAGTCAAGATGGATGGCAAAGATGACAACGGTAACACCTCTTGCTGGAAAGGATATAAGAAGCAAGGCACCAAGAAGAAAGGTGGTAAGGAAGTTAACAACTGCGTTAAGGCAGGGTTTGAGCCTACTGGCGAAGAGATCAAAGAGAAGAAACTTGATCCCGTAGGTAAGGAAGATAAGGACATCGACAACGATGGTGATCATGATAAGTCTGATAAGTATCTGCTTGCTCGCCGCAAGAAGGTCTCCAAGATTATCAACACCAGTAAGAAGATGAAAGAGCAGGCAGAACTTCGTAAGGAGATTGGCGAAGAAAAAAAGTAAAAACGGCACACGTTGAAGTGATGCCTGACATCAAAGACGGTGCTGCCGAGGATAAAGAGAATAATAAAAAGAATAAAAAGTATATTCTCAAGGCAATGAAGAGTCAGAAAAAGGCAGACTAAATAAGGGCGTATACTATGCCCCTAAAATCATGCTAGCATTTTTACTTCCCTTGGCGTCAAAAATTATTACCGATGCCATTAACAAAATCCCAGAGAATGAAGAACTCGGTGAGAAGATGGTTGAGATCTGTCTTGTTATTCTTGCTAAAGCGGTTAAGCTGACCAAGACTGACATGGATGATCAACTACTTGAAGTTGTCACCAAAGCGATTAAGAATAGAGAAGAGTGATAATATAGGGAGTGGTATAGTGCCGCTCCCTTTTTTTTATAAATACATATTAGGTAAATATAAACGCGCTGAAAACTCATGTCCCTATACGGAAAGGATGACAGCAATGCTAACAAAGCCAAAGCAGGCATTGGCATTGCTGCATCATCGCAAGCAAAACAAACAATTTTTATTGACGACACCGAAGCAGCACTTGCCGAGAATAAGGCTCGTGGTTTGAATGCTCCTGGTTGGTGGTCTTACTATACCTTCACTGATTGTGATGGTCACACTCGCCATAAGGCAGAGATGCTAGTAACTATCGCTGGTCCTGAAGCTAACTCTAACGAGACACAGGCAGATGATGCACAGGCAGCAGACGTAAGCGTAGCAATCACCATCGCTACACAACCTGCAAATACTGCAGTTGCTGAAGCTGCTGCTTTGACACTTACTCTTGCCGCTATCGCAACTCCTCCTGGAGATGCTTCTGTTCTCACCTATCAGTGGCAGAAGTTGTCTGATGCAAATCGTTGGGCGAACATTTCTGGAGAGACTGCAACAACCTTTGCGGTTGCAGAGTATGCAACAACTGACGCTGGTTCCTACCGTGTCAAGATCAACTCCACTAATGGTGGTACTGAAGTTATCTCCGCTACCGCGATAGTTACTACCGCCGAATAATAAATGAAGTTCGATGAGTTGAACCAGGACAACTGGTTGATGTTTGCTATACGTAATTATAATAACCCGAACTCCGCCACGTATGATGACTTTAAAAAAGATCTAAATAAGATTAAGTGCGTCAAACGTTTATTTCGTCGTTATGAAATGCACGGTGAGTTGAAAGTTCATCTCATTTTAAATCATATCATCGTCATGTATAATGTATTTGATGATGCTGCAACGCCTCTATTGTTTTATAAAATAGAGGCGAAACACTGGTCAAGATTAAAAGCTTTTATGTTGACCCTTAACCGCTTACCAGAAAGTCTAAACCTCGACGTTGATCAAGAATGTCTGAAGAATCTAAATCTACTGTGAATGAAATGATGGCTGGTGATGGCGCTGCTTTGTCAATGCCACCTGCTTTCGTATTTGTTAACCCAAAGTCTCATCGTAGATATAAGAAAGCCAATCAAGACAAGGTAGATGGTCGCACCAAGGGTGCAAAAACAATGCTCTCTCGTATACAGTCCCGTAAGAAAATGAAAGAAGAATTAGATACTCAAATTGTAGAAGCAGCTCCTTCTGAAACAGAAAGAGCGCAGAAACAAATCGGTCAGATGAAAAAACTTGGCCGTTCTAAAGATCTGCAGAAGAAACGGGACGAAGCGAAGAAGAAAATGCAGTCCAAGACGAAAGAAATGGACGTGCTAATGAAGGCTCGTATGTCTGACTTTAAAAAGAAGGCATCTGACCAAACAAAAAAACTTAAGAAAGAAGAAACTGAAGTGACTAAAGAAATTATGACTGAATCCACTGCACAACAAGATGCCCTGGACGTTGCACTCCAAGTTGCAACCTCCGAACTCAATCCTTCTGGTGAGTCTTCCTTTGCGAAGATTACATTTGGTGATGGATCGCAACAGAACCTTGATAATTTTTCTGCAAAGAGGATTGCTGCATGCTATGCACAACTTCCTAATGAGCACCAGACACAGTTTCGTTATATGCTCAACAAAGATGCTGCTACGTACCAGTCGGCATTAGATTTCGCTGTAAGGAACGTATAGGTATGGCTCTCGGTCTTGGTAGATTAGCAGTATTAGAAAGTAAACTGAACATTTATGAAGATCTCTCGAAAGAGATGCTTGACAAGCTTGAAAGAGCAGTAGGAACAATCTCTGATAACAGTAATAAGATTGCTGTTATCTTGGAGCGCCATGAAAATCGTTTGGATGAATCTGAACGTGCCGATAAACTCATCATCGGTATGCTTGAAGAAATGAAAGTAAGACATGATAAAGATAATGAGGTTCTGCATGAGAGGATTAGTCTCGTACAGAAGAAAGTGGATGCCAACGCAAAGTTTGTTGTCGGTGCAGGAGCAGTCCTTGCGACCCTTGTGGCAGTATTACAAGTGGTTCCACCTCTCATGAAAGTGTTGACGCCACCCACAATTTCTGGTATTATGGGTGGAGTGACAGATTCTAATAATGAGCTACCTAGACAGCAAATACGTAAGTTTAGTTAGTCCTCAACTACAAAGGTTTGCCAAGAAGAAAGAGCACCTGTATAACTTCAGATGCCCTTACTGTGGTGATAGTAAAAAGAAGAAGCACCTAGCGCGTGGGTATATTTTTCGTGTAAAGACTGACTATGTTTATAAATGCCACAACTGTGGTGTTGGTAGAACCTTCACTAATTTTTTGAAGGATCAAAACCCTGGTCTTTATAATGAATATATCATGGAGAGATACCGTGATGGTCTCACTGGCAAGGGCACACAGACGCCCGATCCAAAGTTTGATTTTAAAAAACCAGTATTCAAATCATCTCTCAATTTACAGAAGATTTCGGAGCTAAATAACTCTCACCCCGCACGTCAATATCTAGAGCAACGCAAAATTAAAGATCTGGATTATTTCCTGTACTGTCCTAAATTTAAAGAGTGGACCAACACACAAACGCCTACATTCGATGACATGAGAGGCGATGGTCCACGTATTATTCTGCCACTATACACAGCAGATAAAGTAATGTTTGGTTATCAAGGTAGATCACTCTCACCTAGAACCAAGTTGCGATACATTACTATCATACTAGACGAATCGCAACCTAAAATATTTGGTCTTGATAAAATAAATGCTAATGAAAGAGTATACATCACTGAAGGTCCCTTTGACAGCACGTTCATTCGCAATGCGATTGCTATGTGTGGAAGTGACGTTCATGTGCCTGATGGGACTGCTAGCGATTGCTGCTACGTATACGATAACGAACCGAGAAATAGAGAGATCGTCAATCGAGTCAGTAAAACAATCGATAGTGGCAACTCCGTAGTTATCTGGCCATCATCAATTACACAAAAGGATATAAACGACATGTACCTTGCTGGACATGACGTGCAACATATGGTAGAATCAAACACCTACCGTGGACTGGAAGCTAAACTTAAACTGAACACATGGAAGAAAGTATGAGCATCAATGTAGAAAAGAGAGATGGAACGGTTGAGGTTCTCGACCTAGAAAAAATTCATAAGATGGTTGAAGAGGCATGCCAAGGTCTCGGTGGTGTCTCCTCTAGCCAGGTGGAGATGAATTCTGGTATTCAATTCTTTGATGGCATCACTACAATACAGATCCAGGAGATCCTGATTCGCTCTGCAAGCGATCTAATTGACCTGGACCATCCCAACTATCAATTTGTTGCTGCTCGCCTGCTCCTGTCCTGCCTACGCAAGGAGGCGTTCCATAAGAACATCTGGAAGGAAGGCATGCCTTCAGTGTTTGACGTGACTGCATATAATGCTACGATCAATAAGGTCTATGATGAAGAAATTCTAGACAAGTATAGTGACGAAGACTGGGTAAAGATTAATTCTTGGATTGATCATGGACGCGATTATCTATTCACTTATGCTGGTCTACGTCAGGTTACGGATAAATACCTAGTACAAGATAGAAGTGCTGGAGAAGTCTACGAGACTCCACAGTACATGTATATGCTTATTGCATTAACTCTCTTTGCTGAATACCCACTGGCTACCAGACTCGATTATGTCAAGAGATACTACGACGCGATCTCCAAACACAAAATCAACATACCCACACCTATCATGGCAGGGGTGCGAACTCCACTTCGACAATTTGCTAGCTGTGTTCTTGTTGATAGCGATGACACCCTCGATAGTATCTTTTCTAGTGACATGGCGATTGGCCGCTACGTTGCTCAACGTGCAGGAATCGGTATCAACGCAGGCAGAATCCGTGGAGTCAACAGTAAGATCCGAGGTGGAGAAGTTGCACACACGGGTGTTATCCCATTCCTTAAAAAGTTTGAAGCAACTGTCAGATGTTGCACTCAAAATGGCATCCGAGGTGGAAGCGCGACAGTCCACTTCCCAATCTGGCACCAAGAGATAGAAGATATTATTGTTCTTAAGAACAATAAAGGATCAGAAGACAATCGAGTGAGGAAACTTGACTACTCAATCCAAATTTCAAAAATTTTCTACGAACGTTTCATTGCGAATGGAGAGATTAGCTTATTCTCACCGCATGACGTACCAGGTCTCTATGACGCTTTTGGTACTGATGCATTTGACGCTTGCTATGTGGACTATGAATCAGATCAGTCTGTTCCAAGAACGACTGTCGGGGCGCAAGATTTAATTCTAAATCTCCTGAAGAATCGTGCAGAGACTGGTCGCATGTATCTGATGAACATCGACCACTGCAATTCACATTCATCCTTCCTGGATAAGGTGAACATGAGTAACCTATGTCAAGAGATTACTCTTCCCACAGATCCTATTCAACACATTGATGGGTCGGGTGAGATTGCTTTGTGTATTCTATCTGCTATCAACGTGGGTAAACTAAAGAACCTTGATGACCTTGAGGATCTATGTGACCTTGCTGTTCGTGGTCTAGAAGAACTCATCGACTATCAGGAGTACCCCGTAAAGGCGGCGAGAGAGTCCACAATTAATCGTAGGTCACTTGGTGTCGGATACATCGGTCTAGCACATTTCCTGGCGAAGCAGGGTGAGCACTATGGTGATAGTGGTGCGTTGAAGCTGGTTCATGAGTTGACTGAAGCATTTCAATACTACTTGCTTAAGTCATCCAATCAGATTGCTAAGAGAAAGGTGCTTGTGGATACTTTAATCGCACAAAATATTCACAGGGTATTCTTCCGATTGATACATATAAAAAGGACGTTGACGAACTAGTACCAAATGACCTATCGCTTGATTGGGGAACTCTACGGCAGGCAATCCAGGAATTCGGACTACGACATAGCACGTTGTCCGCTCAAATGCCAAGCGAGAGTAGTTCCGTTGTGTCAAACGCAACAAATGGAATCGAACCACCTAGAGGGTATTTGTCCGTTAAGAAGAGCAAGAAGGGACCACTTAAACAGATTGTCCCGCAATACCAGACTCTTAAAAACAATTATACCCTTCTGTGGGATATGCCTAGCAACGCTGGCTATATTAATATTGTTGCTGTGATGCAGAAGTTCTTCGACCAGGCAATCTCTGGTAACTGGAGTTACAATCCACTGAACTATCCTGATAATGAGATCCCTGTGTCTGTTATGGCACAAGATTTCTTAACTACATACAAGTACGGTTGGAAGACTTCTTATTATCAAAACACTTATGATGCAAAAGAAGATCCAGAAGAAGACGACAAAAAGCAAAGCATCGAAGACCTATTAACTCAAATTCTAGAAACCCAAACCGAGGAAGAAGACTGTGACAGTTGCAAAATTTAGAGTAAGCGATGAAACACCAAAGAAATCTGTTGAAGGCATGACTGTCTTTAATACTAATAAAGTGAATGCTATGAAACAACCTATGTTCTTTGGTGCTCCTTTGGGAGTGCAACGTTATGATCAATACAAGTATCCTGTCTTTGAGAAACTTACACAGCAACAACTGGGTTATTTCTGGAGACCAGAAGAGATCTCACTACAGAAAGATCGTGCCGACTATCAGACACTTCGTCCAGAACAGAAACACATCTTCACTAGTAACCTTAAGTACCAAATCCTCCTGGATTCTGTACAAGGCAGGGGTCCTGGGATGGCTTTTAGTCCTTACTGCTCACTACCCGAGCTTGAGGCTGCAATGAATATCTGGCAGACTATGGAGATGATCCACAGTCGGTCCTACACATACATCATTAAGAATGTATACCCAGATCCTACAGAAGTTCTTGATACTATCATCGATGATGAGAAGATTATTGAACGTGCTCAAAGTGTAACCAGGGCATATGATGCATTCATTAATGCAGCACAGGAGTATGGTCAAGGTAACCTGTGGAAAGAAGACTTCAAAGATTCTCCTACCTCACAGTGGACGCTACATGATCTGAAACGTCAACTGTATCGTGCAGTCATGAACGTTTATATCCTAGAAGGTATTCGTTTCTATGTTTCTTTCGCTTGTTCGTTTGCTTTTGGTGAACTCAAGATGATGGAAGGCAATGCAAAGATCATTGGTTTGATTGCTCGTGATGAGTCACAACATATGACTATCACTATGAACATGATTAAGAACTGGCAGAAGGGTGATGACCCTGAAATGATGAGTATCATGGAGGAAGAAGAACAAAATGTTATTCAGATGTTCCGTGACTGTGTAGAGGAAGAGAAGAATTGGGCAGAGTATCTGTTTAAAGATGGCAGCATGATCGGTTTGAATGACAAACTACTCAAGAACTATGTTGAGTGGGTTGCTAACCGTCGCATGAAATCTATTAACATGAAGCCTGTATTTGATCAACCTATCTCTAACAATCCACTACCATGGACAGAGCATTGGTTGAACTCCAAGTCCATGCAGGTGGCACCACAAGAGACAGAGGTTGAGTCCTATGTCATTGGTGG